CTCATCCGGGCCCATCTGGATGGGGCAGAAGTTAGCGAGGTTCTTCGCGAAGATGTCGACGTCAAGGGAGCGGGCGAGACGTCCGCCGGCTACGAGGAAGTCCCGATGTAGGGTCTTAAATCGGTCGTCGTGAAAGTTGCCCTCTAGGTTGAGGGACATGAGGAAGTCATTCCCCGCGTCCTTCAGGTAGTCGGCGAAGTTGACCTTGCGGGACGGACGGGTCGACCATTCGAGGATGCCCGAGGCGAGAGTGTCCTTCCCCGCCCTTGCGAAGCCGGAGATCAGGACAAGGGTCGGGGCGGACATGGTGGTCATGCGCTGGCTTGTGCCTTGCGCTGGGCTTTTGCGATTCGTGACGCGATGCGGGTCTGTCGCCCGGAGAGGCCGAGACGACGACGCACGCGGCGGAGGTTAAGGTCAGGCGCCTTGAGCAGCGCCTCGACCAGGGCCTCGCGGATCTTGGCGAGGTTGTTCATCAGTAGGGAACGTCTTCGGGGTTCGGGAGGTCGTTGACGACAGGCTTCTGACTGCCCTTGGGGTAGGTCAGCTTGTACTTGTATTGAGGCTTGCCGTTGTACTCGCCGGAGGGCTCGGCCTCGACGCCGAGGAGGCACGTTTTGCCACAGGCCGGGGTGATGTACTCCATGAACTCGGCGGGGGTGGCATCTAGGCGCAGCTCCTGAGTGAACGTCCCGCTAAACTTACCGACGAGCATGGCGAGAGGCTTGCCCCACTTCAAGGAGAAGGACTTGCTCAGGCAGTTGCCCTGGTCGTCGAGAAAGAAGAGGCGGCAGGAGACGGTGCCGTCTTCCCACGCCCTAATCTTGTCGAAGGCGGGCTTGATAAGTTTGAGTTTATAGGTGCCCGCAGTCTCGATAGACTTCAGGGGCGGGCGGTCTTGGTTCGGTGTGGTCATGAGTTAGGCGAAGTTGATGGGGGCGGCGGTGGTCGTGGACTTGACGTCGATGACTTGGATTTCCTCCGGGTAGGCAGGCCAGACGCCGGACTCGGTGCAGGCCTTGTAAAGGGTCACGGCTTTCTCGAAGTCGGCGACGGCCCAGGACATGAGGTCGGGGCCGATCTCGCAGACGGCAGTGGCGAATGGCGGCTCCTTCTCGACGAAGAGGAAACGGAAGCCGAGGGGGCGGCGCCCGGTGGCGAGCTCGTAGACGAGTCGGTACCAGTAGGCCTGAAGGTTGTAGCGGTAGTTGCGGATGCTCTTGAGCATGCCCGCAGCTGACGCGTCGTCGGTGGTCTTGATGTCCCAGAGGTAGTCGCCGGCCACGCCGTCGATAGCGGCCTTCAGAGGCACGCCGTTATAGTCGACCTGGTACATTACCTCGGTCGCGTCGAAGACGACACCCTGGGCCTTTAGCGCAAGGCGGGCGTGGGAGGCGACGAGATGGCCGACGGCGGACTCTTCCGCGTCGAGGATGGTCTTGCCGGCGTTAGCCGTGGCGAAAGCAGCCCAGTCCTCTTTTCCCTGCTTAGTCCGTTTATCACAGTCCGGGGCGGTGGCGTAGAGGTCGTCGAGGGTGTGCGGCTCGAGGATCGCGGAGTGAACGAAGGTGCCGAATCGGAGGGCCTTCGTCTCTTCCTGAGGCATTCGGATGTAGGCCTGGTAATGGGCCGGGGAATTGCCGACGAGGACTTTCGCGGCGGACTGGTTAAGCGCCGGGAAGGCGCGGTATTCTTTGCGGTCGTGGATTTGGGGCATATGTGTGCGGGTTTGGTGGAAAGGGTCAGAGGGCGGCGTCGTCGTCGTTCGGGCCGTGCTCTTCGACGTGCGCCGAAAGGAGGTTGCACAGGTCGATGGCGCTGTCGGCGGCGAGGGCGATGCGGTCGAGCTGATTGCGGAGGACGCGCTCGTGGGCGATGACGGCCTTGATGCGGTCATAGACGGGTTTGACGTGATAGGCCTCCTCGATGTTGTCGGCGTCCAGGCGCTCGAGTTCGGCTGCGGCCTCGTTGATGGAGATCTGGAGTTGCATCAGGTCTTCGTTGGCGATGCGAAGAGCGTCTTCATGTGTCGGACGGAGGGTGGCGACTTCGCCGGCTAACTGGTTGAGGATGTTCCTCAGGTATTCGCGGTTGGTCATTTGGTAAAGGTAAGTTCTTTAAGCTCCCCGGTCGGAGCGAGCGTAAAGAATCGGACGTTAGATCGGGACAGGGACGGGTAGGTCTTCCTCTTCCATGCGTTCAGGTCGGTCAGGAAATCGGCGTGTTTGCGGGCGGTCATCTCGACGTACGGGAAACCGTCCAGGAAGAGGAGCAGGGCGTACTGCTTCGGGACGGTCGTCGCGATCTTCTCGATGCCCTTGGGGATGTCAGCCATGGTTACGGGCCTCCTGCCATTCCTCGATGGCGTCGATGAGTTCGTCGGCGTGGATGCGCTGCGCGTGGCGGACGCAGTACCAGAGCTGGTCGCCGGCCTCGCGCATGCCTTCCAGGCGTTCCTCGAGCTGCTTGATTCGAGCGTTGGCGGCCATCAGTTCGTTTTGGGCGTGGGCGTGGGCGATGGCGTTATGCAGGAAGGCCATCGGGTCGAGGGGGTTGGGGTCGCTCATTTGGTCAGGGGGCGGGGGGTGGGGGAGAAGGCAGGGGCGACGTTAGAAATGGCCGCAGAACGCAAGCCAGAGGCCGAGGAAGCATCGTCATCCACGTCGACACTAATGCCGCATGCCGTGCTGATTGACATACGTCGCGCATAAGTAATCAATCCGCCGACCTGTTGAGCGGTCAGGCCCTCGGCCTTCATTAGCAGGGTGCCGAAGTCGAACCGCTCGCCGGAGACGTGCAGGAAGGCGGTCGAGACGCCGACCTTGCCCTCCTGGCTGACGAGCGTCTGGATCAGGGCGAGGTCGTGGTCGAGGAGGACGGGCTTCACGGCGTCGAGCAGCGCGTCGAGGGAGACGTACTTGGCGGTGAAGTTGGCCTTCACGATCTTGTTGGCCTTCACGTTGTCGAGGGCCGCGAGGGCGGCGACGAGTGAGGCGGTGGCGGACTGGGTTTTGGGCGTGGTGCTCATGTGGGAAGAGTTACTTATTTCCGACGGTGGCAGGGTCGGCGCCGGCGATGATGGCCTTGATGGCCTCAAGCGTGAATTGACGCGTGCGGCCGTCGATGCGGAGGTTGTAGTTGTCGCCGGAGGGGCGGACGGTGGGCGTGAGGAGGCGGGCGACCTTGTTATCCGGGAGTAGGATGTACTGCGTGCCAGGGATAAGCCTGATCTCAGCGTGAGGGGAGAGGGTGTTCTTTTTCATAATGGGAAAGGATTAATTAATGACGCCGCGGATGGCGGAGTCGTAGATGAGCAAGGCGTCGGCCGTCCAATCGTAGACGTCGGTCTGGGGGAAGAGCTCTTTCGCCCTAGCCTTCAAATGTCGCTTCCAACCGGAGCCGTGATCGGCCTTCTTGCCGACGGGGTGGGTCTTCTGCCATGCCTTCGGGTCGATGCGGCGGACTTGCCAGCCCATCGCGATTGAGGCGCCGTAGATGAGGCCGACGTTAAACTGTAGTTTGGCGATGGATGCGCCGGGAATCTTCGGGCCGTAGCCGGCGACGGACGGCGTCTCGAGGAACAGGGCCACGGACTTGGCCTTGCAGGAGAGCTCGGCCATCAGTTCGCAGATCTCGACATCAGAGCCGGGCATCTTCCGCGTCTCGATGCCGAAGCCGTCGACCGACCATACGAAAGCGCCGTTGGCACCGGGGTCGACAGCGATGACCATGTGAGACATGGTCGAAACTTTCAACGCGTCGAAACCTTTTGCGAGCGGAATAAATTAGCCACGCGGAAGGCGTAATCGTTCGCCCGGAAGTCTCGGCTGCGGGCCTCCGACCAGCCGACGTTCCAGACCAGGGCGAGTTGTTCGGGGGTCGGGTCGGTCATGCCGACGCGGTGGAAGTTCGCCCTGATCCAGCGGAGGTGAGAGGCGGCCACCATATCCTGCGCCGTAGCGTCGCGCCACTTAGACCAGGGGAAGGCGTAGTGGCCCTCGGCCTTGAGGCGGGCGGAGGCGTCGTCCCAAGCGGCCTTGCCGACCTGATACATGCCACGCTCACCGGCCTTGCCGATGGCCTTGCGGTTGTGGCCGGACTCGACCTCGGCGACGGCCTCGAGGAAGGCGGCGTCGGTCTTGGCTTGGGCGTTGAGCCCGAGGAGCAGCAGGGCGACGACGGAGAAGCGCAGGTTTAGGGTCATAGTCTTTTCATTAAGGCTTTTGAATACACTGAGTATGTCCTGTTGCTGCTGACTTGTATGGTAAGTTTAACCCTGCCATGAAATGGCTTTTTACTACGCAATTTATACTCTTTCCTCTTTCTCTTTAACTGCCTTTTAAGATTAGAAATCTTCTTAGTAAGGCCTTTGATGGTTCTTTTTCTTTTTTCGAGAAGAGCGTAAGCCTCTCTGAATAGAACCCATGTTCCATCTAAATCAGGAACCGCTATTCCGTTAATAAGGTTACGTCGGTTCATACGCGTCTCGGGACTTGTGATCCGGCGACTTCGAAGCCGTCGAGCTCATATGAGTACTGGATGCCGACCCAGCCACCGGCGGCGGCGTAAGCCTGGAGCGATACCTTCACGGCGCCGTCCTCGTGCAGGGCCTCGTGATAATGATGCAGGAGTTTCTTCATGCGGCCAGAGGCGATGGCCGTCTTGTTACTGCAAATATCACCCGTCAAAATCCGTTCATTGATTTCGTATATTTCGGAGAGCAGGGCGACCATCCCGTCGAGGTGGCGGAAGGCGCTCATTTGGTTTCCTCCTGGCTGTTTAGGTGCTGGCAAAAGGTGATCGCGGCCTCGGGGTCGGAGAACGAGGTGAAGGCCTTGAGTGGGCCGTCGTAGTGGAGGGCGTTCCCTAGCTCTGGCCACTTGGATTTAGCTTCGTTGTCGAGGAACAGATACTTCCGCTCAGGGCCGGGCAGGCCGGAGATGAAGATAGACCAGCGGGGACGCTTGTGCGTCTTGCCGCGGATCACGTCGTCCTGACGGTCGGCGAGGGCGCGCAGCGCGGTGCAGTTGCGGTGCAGCTGACGGGCCACGCTCCAGGGGAAGAGCCACCAGAAGCGGGGGAGGGAGTCGGGTCGGATGATGGTCATGGGGCGGTAGGGTTTATGGGAAGGGTCAGGCATCAGCGGTAATTCTGGAACTTGTAGGTCGAGATGTCGCGGGGGGCGTAGGTCGGCTTAAGGTGCCCGGTGTTCGCGAGCCAGCGGTAGACGACCGACTTGTCCATGCCCAGGGCGACGGCGGTAGCGCCGGCCTTGTAGCCCGTGGACTTGTAGACGGGCAGGATCTTCTCCTCCCAGCCCGTGTGATCGTGCTTGTAGACCGTGCGGCCGTTATGGTTGCGAGGGCGGTGGCCGAGGATGCGCAGCCATTGGCGGATGCAGGAGCCGGTGATGCCGAGGCGGGCGGCCATGTCGTCGGCGCCGAGGCGTTCCTTCTCGTCGAGCTGCGGGAGCTGAGCGCGGAAGGCGAGGATGCGGTCAAACTTGAGTTTGCTCATGGCGACGCCGTTGAGGACGTGCGTGGCCTTCGGGCCGCGGGGGGTTTTGTCGGTGGTCATGGGATTACTTCGTGCGCTTGGCGTACGGGCCTCGCTTGTTGAGGTTCGACCAGGAGATGCCGGTGAGCGCGATCCAGGTGCGGACGGCGCCGATGGAGACGCCGAGGGCGGTGGCCGCGTCGGCCTGAGACTTGGCGGCGGTGTTGAGGGCGTTGAGCTGCGGAAGGATGCCGGCCAGACGGCGGGCGGCGTGGGGGAGCACCGGGCGGGACAGCCTGATGGGGCGGTCGCCGACGGTGATCAGGTCGATGGGGTCTTGGTTCATGGTGGTGGGAGACTTAGCGCTTCTGGCGGTAGTGGGCGGAGGGTCGGCCGACTTTGTCGAAGTGATTGGTCTTCGTGTGGTAGACCTTCATCTCGAGGACGCCCTTCTCGACGCCCTTCTTGAGCATCAGTCGGACGGTCGAGACGTGGATGTTCCACTTCTTCGCGTACTGTTCGGCGTTCATGAATCCCTCAGGGATGGCCGGCGCCTTCCTGGTCAGGTTCTGAAGGATGGTCAGCAGATCATCCGTGGGCAGGATGACCTCCTTCTCTTCGGTCTTCAGAACTTTGAACAGTTCGTCGAGGTTCATCGTGGGGGCTTTGCTTTCGTTTGTGTTGTTTTCCATGGTGTGGTGTGGGTGGAGAGGGTTAGGCGAGGTTCCAGCAGAGGATCGTGACCTTTGGAGACTTGGCGGTGCCGGCGTCACGGTACTCGACGACCTGGTCGAAGAGGGCGCAGACATCGGCCTTGGCCTTGGCGGTGACGTACTTGTTGAAGTCTCCGGCGGTGGGCTCGCTGGCGAGGACGACCAGTTGGCCGCGGGCGTGGTCGATGCCGTAGAGGGCATAGGAACCGATGCCTTTGACGTAGCCGTCCTTGTCCTTGACGCTGGCCGCCTGACGGAAGTCGACGACGCGGCGCTTGAGGAGTTCGTTCATGGCCTTGTCGGAGACGAGTTCGGCCTTCTTGGTTTTGGTGCTCATGTGTGTGGGTGGAAATTAGCGGGCGCGGCGGACGACCTTGGCCTTGACCGGCTCGGGGCCGTTGATGGCCCGGGCCAGTTCGGGGCCGCAGAAGGTGACGACGGCCAGCCAGCCGAAGATGATGAGGAAGGACAGGGCGATGAGGGACTTCATGTGCGTGGGATTATTGGTGGAGATTATTCAGGGATGATGCGGTGGATAATCGCGGCGTGTTCGGGCGATTCGCCGGCGAGGTCGAGGCCGGCCTTCAGGAAGGCGTGGTGAACCTTGCGGCGCTGGGCGACCGAAGCGTCACGGAGGTAAAACTTGTACTCCAGGTTCCAGAAGAAACCGACGCCGATGTAGCCTTTGGTGCCGACGAGCTGCATGTCGGCGAAGAAGATCGCGGAGAGGGATTCGTGGGGCAGGGCGTTCAGGTTGATTGTGCTCATGTGTTTGGTGGTGCCAGACCAATCTCTCAGACCAAATGCATTCCGTCAAACTCTTTTGCCGAAACTTTTGACAGGGGTCTACAGGGGGTCAAAAGTCAGCCCAAGGTCGGCCATAGGCTACCCCTTTAAAGGCCTCTCCGTGCCCTTCCTAGGCCGTTTGACGGCGGGAACGGAGGAAGACCGCCACCCCTACCCCTAGGCACCCCACGGCCAAGGCCCAGCCAAGGTCGCGGACGGACTTCAGGGCCAGCGTCGCCGACGACAGGCCTTGCTCGACGCGCTGGGAGTCCGACTTGATGCCCGCGTCCGTCACGATCATGACCAGGGCGTCCCGAGATTGGAGCGTCTCGAGGACGTAGCCGGCGATGTAGGCCGACGACAGGGCGGACAGGCCCGCGAAGCCCGTCAGCAGGACGACGGCCATCAGCAGATTACCGCTTTCGCTTTCCTTTGCTTGGGGCTTTTGCTTTGCCATTGGTTTTCTTGCCAGCGATTGCCCCGACTTCTTTTTCGGCGCGAGCTTTGAATGCCTTGAGAAGGTAGTCTAAGGCCTCGGGCGCGCAGTACCCGATTGCCCCGATGGCGCCCATGCGAAGGCCCGGGCTCTGGATGTGCTCGGCAATCGCGTAGCCGGCGACGCAGGACGTGATGCCCGCGGCGAGGACGCGCCTGACTACCCATCCAGGCGATACGGGGGTGGTACTGAGGAGAAGCCTGGCGCACATGGACAGCCCCCCTAGGATGGCCGCCACAACGCCGTCTTTCACTTCGGTCGGAATCTCTTCGGGATTGATAGGAGAGGCGCTCACGAGATGCGGGGAGGTTTGGCGTTAGGCTCGAGCAGGACGCGGCGGTAGTTCTGAGACCAGAGCACGGCGCAGATCATCTTGCCCGTGCGGTCGACCTCGGGCTCTGACATGCCCGGATGCGCGAGATGCGTGACCTCATGGATGAGGACTTCAAGGGAACGCCGTGCGCCAAGCCTTGGGTCAATCTCCAGCTTGTTCTCGCCGATGAAGGCCTGCCCCCAGGCACGCTCGCGGCCTAGGCGTCGGCTGACCACTTTGACCTTAGGCTTGCGGCGGGACATCGTCGGAAGGTTTGTTGACGGAGTCGCGCACCTTGTCGGCCAGCCACCAGAGCCCGAGGCCGGAACAGACCAGGAGCGTGCCGGCGGCGATGTACTCGAAATAGGGCGAGTCGATGATGAAGGGAACCGATCCGCAGAAGGCTCCGCAGAGGAGCAAGGGAACGCCGATTCGGGGGCCGAGGAAGGCGGTGGTCAACGCACCGATTGCGGCGAGGCCGGCACCGACGAGCGTCCACGTCTGGGCGGAGGCGTCCTTCTTCACGCGCTCAACCTCCTTCGTCAGTTCGACGATGCGGGTATCCTTCAGCTGCGAGACGCGGAGGGCTTCGGCCTGCTGGGTTTCGAGTTTTTCCCAAGCCTTAGTCACGGCGGTGGCGAGTTGACGACCGAAGGCCATCTGGCGGGCGTAGTCAACAGGGTCGGCCTTGGTAGCCCGGGCCATCGCGAAGGCGATGTCAGACTCGGGCGGGGCGGGGAGATAGGACTGGGCCAGACGAGACTCGGCGACCACGACCTTCGGCTTGTCGGCGTTGCGCTCGATTGCCACGAGGGCCGAGGCTACGCGGTGATCCGTCTTGTCGAGGTCTTTGCCTAGCGTGGCGACGACGTCAGGTTTGGTCGGGCCGGGAGGCTGGACGGGCAGGGGCGGCAGGGCGTCACCCTTGCGGAACAGACTGCACCCGGTCAGGGCCAGGACGGCGATGACCAGGAGCAGGCGCACGGCTTATTCGCGACCCT